TAGGTGTTACGGCTCGAACTTTGAATTCCACCTTAGAAACAGCTTGAGGAACGGGACGCTCGGACATGTTAATGTTTTTAGTCTTTCGCATCACGTCATCCACCGCAGCCGCTTTGCCTTGCTCGTAAAAGAACTCGGCAAACTTCTCGGGGTTCATCGCGACGGCTAATGACTTGTGGTACCCCTTAGCGTCCTTGACTAAGCCCTGCTCATCCAGATACTTGTTTAACCAAGCCTCGGGAGTTTGCTGCAACTTCTTCAATTCACCACGGTCACCGGGAGAATACACGTAGGACTTGTCGTTTAGATTGAACTCAAAACCTTTGAACTGTTCACTGAACACCTCTCCTGTCTTTTCGTCAAACCAATCCTTCCTGCGCTTTTGCTCCTCTTGGTAAGTCTTCGCCTGCTCAACATATTGCTTGTACTCTTTGTACTCCTCAGATTGCTCCAGAGAACCTGCGCCCCTTGACTCAAGAGGTGCTTGGTATTTCTCCTTCTCTTCTTCGAAGTATTTCCGTGCTTTAGCAACAGCTTTCTTCTTGGCTAATTTAGCCTTTTTAATGTCGGCCTCGTCATCGAGGTCTTCATCAAACTTATAGTCCTCCATCATCATCTCTACGTCCTCTGCATCGAGGCCGTCTTCAGTTTGTAGGAGGTATTCTTTTAGTAACCCATCCCCGTCTGCTTCGGCAAGGTTTTGGTTGACTTTCATAAAATCTTGCAGACCGCGACCGGTCTCTTGCTTGTACTTGTAGTACGCCGCCACATCCTCTGGCAACTCCACCTGCGTTTCACGCACCTCGTTTAGCTCGTCCAACGAGCCAATCTCACGCCCGTATCGCGTACTCAAGAACGACCGTACCTCGTCCTCAGACAACGAGGGAGCCTCGGGCTCGGGCTCGGACTCGGGAGTAACGTTACCCTCTTGTTTCGCCGCGTGCTTATCGAGCAGTTCCTGCTCTACCTGCTGTGTAGACTTAGACTCCACCTCAGTTACCTCTCTTACTTTAATTTCCATTTATATATATTTTATCGTGGACTAAACTCGGCCAAGTCGAAACCATCGAGGCTGTCCTCGTTCGACTCGAAATTCATAGGCGGCAAGTTATTCTTCCGCTGGTCAATAAGCTTGCTCTGCTCAGTATTTTGTTGACTGATTCTGCTTGACTTAGCGTCTTCACGCTTATCCTCCCGAACCTGCAACTGCTGCTCCTGCATGCCATGAAGCTGTTGGTTATACTTGAACTCAAGGTCCATAAGCTGAGCCTTAGCCTGAGCCTCAGCCTGCATCTTCTCAATCTCGAAAGCAATCTCCGCCTGCTTGACCTGCATCTTACTCTGGGCCTCAGCCTGAATCTTTTGCATAGCGGTCTGCGCCGCCATCTGCTGTGACTGCATGTTGTTCTGCGCCTGCATCTGCTGCTGCTGGAGCTGGAACTGACGCTCCTCCTCCTGCTTCGCAACACGCTTAATCTTGAGAAGTTGGTTGGCGAGCTTAATGTTTTTAATCTCTCGGATATCTATGGCGTCCTCAAGGTCGATACCACCCTTGCTCAAAGCCATTTGGATATTCGCCTCAAGCTGAGCACGCTGCTCCTCGTCGGGGCTAATCTCAATAAATACACCGAAGTCATAGATGTACAGCTCACTAATCTCACGGAGGATACTGACGTTGTATTTACCAATCTGATTAACGAACTCATCCTTGAAGTCAGCGTACTCCAGAATATCGCTAACACGATATGTAAGTGCCTCAGCCAGAGAGCGGAACATATACAGGCTACCATCCAAGATGTGTCGGGTAGCCGTATTGCTATTGGCAGCAGCCAGCTTCTGCAATCCAACAAGACTGTTGGGGTCAGGAGTACTTCCGTCGCGGGCCTCGTTGAGTCCCGTTACGTCACGAATCATCTGCAAATACACTACACTACCAGTTTGGAAGTACAAGCGCAAAGCATCCTCTGGACTATAGGCATTGCCCGTACCAAGGTCTACCTCACTCAATCCATCAGCATCGATATACACTCCGTCAGGAACGGTGCGAGAGATAACCTGCTGTAGCTTGAGGTGCGTAATTTGAATGAGGTCCGCGAAAGGAATCATACGCCGCGTAAGCGACTCGATAACGCCCTTATACATCCGTGGTGCTGTAGCCACATAGTTTGGCAAGGCATGCTGAGACGCAGACTTAGGGCGCACCATGTTCTGTGCCACTTCCCACTTCAATAGGATGTTGGTCCCCATAACCATAACGCCGTCGTACCATACGTCAATGGTCTTCTCAACCTTCTCGTATGAACCCTCCTCCATCATCTCCTCGGGAGGGTTGAACTGGTCGTCCTTTTCAATAACGCGAGCGCCGTCGCCCTCAAGCTTCTTACGCTTATAGACCACCTTCTTGGTCGTCTTGTAATTGAAGTACATCAACGTGGCTGTATCACGATGGAACATATCGTTCTCGTAATACTGAGCTGTGTTGTAGTAGTCGTACCAGCTTTGACTGTACTTACTGATTTCCTCCAAGTCCTCGTTGGTGAGGCTGGGGTCAATCTTCATGAGCTCCGTAATCGGCAAAGTCTTAATCTCTCCCCAATAGAAACAGTCCTTGAAGTACGGGTCTTCGGTATAGCTATACACTACGTTAGCCGGGTCTACATAAGATACCTGAACGCCAGAACCAAGCAAGAACTCGTGCTTAGCCACACTAAGTCCCAAAACAGCGAGGTCGTAGTCCAACCTTTTGCGCGTGTCGGTGTAGTGGTTTTCTTCGAGGATGGTATTGATGGCCTCCTCTTCAGCAATCTCAATGGCAGGCTTGTAGTTAAGCTGCATGTATACCTTGAGTTCCTCGTCGCTGCTAGGCAAGTCGTCGGGGTTCATGGTAAATGGGTCGACACCAGTCTTTTGCTGGATGATTTCCAAGACAGGCTTGGCTACCATCTGACCCTCAATCATATCCTGATACTTGCTTCGCTTGGCCTGAGACAACGCGTCTTGCGCGTAAGCCTTTACCTTGAAGACGCGCTCAGACATACCGTTGACTACGATGTCAATAAACTTCGGCAAGATGGGAACCGGGGTCCAGTCCAAATTCAAATACGAAAGGTCGCCGTCGACGGCAAGCTCGTTCTTGTACTTAGCAATACTCTGCTCACCACGAGCGTAAAGACGCAGGCGATTGAACTCCCGCCACTGGTTGTAAAACCGGCACTGGCTACCATCCTTCTTAAACCACTCATACTGAATGGCCTGACCGACCATCAAGCCATACTCATCACTAGCTTTCTCCGCGTCAGAAACGAACTGATTAGGAAACCCAGCACTGGAGATATTTATCTTGACGTCTTTCATTTAGTCCAATCTCTCACTACGAAAACCACGGTTGTTGTATCTCGGCAAGTTAATGCTTATAGAACTCTTCTTCTGCTCAGGCATATAGAGGTGCTTTTGGTTGGCCATAACGGCCAAACCACTGCTGATAGTAGCGTCGAAAGCAGTCCTATTACTGATGTCAAAACGAGCCCAATCCTCGAGAGTACGTACAAAAGGCATACTGCCCATCTCTCCTACATCACGGTACGTTCCGTCCATGTCTACACCAAGGTGCTTCTCGATGTAGCTTTCGATAGCAGCGGCGTGAGCCTGCTTAACATCTTCAGAACTGTTTGGGATACCTCCCAGTTCCCTCTCCGTTTTACTTAGCTTGTTGAAGTTCTTGTCCGGACGGTTCATGCAGAACCCACGGTAACCCCGGTTCTTGAAGTGGTAAAGCAACCTCGGCTTATTGTTCTCGATAAGGATGGGCATGCCATAGAATACGCACGCCATCAACACCTCCTCAAAGAATATCTCTGCCGTCTGCGGTCGAGCCACATACTCCAAGAAGAACTCGTTGGTAGGGGCGTCGTCCATATGGAACTTGGTCATTCCATGAAGAGCACCGTTAGAACCACCGCCACCCACAGTGCCACTAATGTCGTAAGAGTCACATCCAAATGAACCAAGGTGTTCGTTGCCAGCATATTTGATTCCTCTCTTTTCTATCCACCTATTTTGCTGCCCCTTGTTCGGGGTCCACGAAACATTAAACCTGCCTCTCTTATCGGGCCTAAATATCACGCGGCTATCTTTAATGCCGTTCTCCCAACTGAAGGACCCACGGGTTAGATAGTGTTCCTTAACAAGGCTATCTGCATAGTCTATCTGCTGATAGATTTTAGTCAGGTTGAACAAGCTCTGCTTACTCTCGTCACGGAACGCGTGTGACTCAGTTCGAGGGAATTGACGGTAGAATTCATTGAGCGCGTCAGGGTCTCCCTTCA